GTACAGATCAGGCGCAAGCAGCTCAACTTTATATTCGATAAATATTTCAAAACGCTCGAAGGCGCGAAGATCGCTCGCGGGGTACAGTTGAAGAAACTGGACGACTTAGAGGCCGAGTGGCTGGCGGCGAGAAACGGTCAGATGCAAACTAAGTTTGCCTGGGATTGTTACGGCTGCGCTGCAAGCTACGAACAAAAGCCGGAGAAATGTACCCATTGCGGCGGGTACGCGTTCGAGAAGGTAACGAATAACCCGCACGTCGGATGCCCGAGCGGACGGCAGCGGCATGGTACGAGAAAAAACCAAACTTAGTTTGGATCTGATAAAAAGCAAACTTAGGCAAACACCGTTTGCAATGGACTAAACACTGTGAAATCGCCAGGTAGTAAAAAAACAACTCGGTCGAAACAAAGCCAGCAAACCCGGACGAAGTCCGGTCAAGTCCAGACAATGTCTGGTGCAAACGAGATTGTCGGTGATCTGATCGTCGTCGGTCAGAAGGCGGCGGCTTCGTATGCTAAGGTCGAAACTAAAACTATCCAGAGATGGACGAAGGCAGGTATGTGGACGGCCTCGGACGGTCGCAATAAAATATATCTCAAGCCGTTACTGGACTATTTTCACGATTCGACGAAATCGCCGGCGAACCCGACCAGAGATAAACGAGAAAACGCAGAGGCCGACTTCAAACATACGCGAGCGCAATTAGCGGCGATGGAACTGGCCGAGAAACAGGGACAACTGATCGATCGAGAGAAGGTAGAAAAAGAATCGGTAATGAAGATCCGAGCGATCCGCTCGGCGATAACAGGGATGAATAAGGCGGTGACCGCGATTGCGTGTCCCCGCTGCAGGGCGAAAGTGAACGCGGCTTCGCAGAACCATTATGAAAAAATGTGTAAACGATTCGCCCAGCAAACTTAGTTTGCATCGGTAAAGACAGGCGAACGGGAAATGCCCGTTTATGGGCTGAAAAGCAAGATTAAAGACAATGTCACAGACGGCTAAAAAAACTGTTGCCAATCCGATGCAAACTAAGTTTGCCTTTACTGATGCCGAACGTGCTGCGTGGGAATGGTCCGCCGATCAGACGCCGACTATGCACGCGGCCGAGACGCGGATAATGCCCGCCGATTCACCGTACCCCGGTCCGTTCGATCCGCAACTCACACCCTACGCTATCGAGCCTACTAACGCCTTTATCGACCCCGAGATCGAGCAGATATGGCTCATGTGGGCGGCCCAGACCGCTAAAACGACCGTCGCCGAGAATATAGCAGGCTTTATTATCGATCGACAGCCCGGCCCGACGCTGTGGGTCGAGCCTCGCGATGAGGATCTCGAGACGATAAAGGAAAAACGACTGCGCCCGATGATTGAATTATCCGAAAAACTCAGTCGACATTGCCTTTCCGGTAAGCGAGCATTAGCCGGTGACTTCTGGGACTTCGATGCGATGACATTATACTTCGGGATCGCCGGCTCGGCGGCGTCGCTGTCGTCGAAGTCGATAAAGAACGTGATACTCAACGAGGCCGATAAGTTCCCGCTGTTCGCCGGGCGTGAGGCGAACCCGGTGTCACTGGCAGAAAAGAGAATGACAGCGTTTTGGGACAGTAAACTTATCGGTATGTCAACTCCGACGACCAAAAAAGGCCATACCAATACCGCCTATGAATATCGCTCGAACCGATGCGAGCTATATCTGCCCTGCCCGAAATGCGGTGAGTTTTCTGTATGGAAGTTCCCGGCCCTGCGATGGCCGAAGAAGATCAGGAATCCCGGCGAGATAATAGACGCCGACGATCTCTGGATCGATTGCCCGATCTGCGCCCATAAAATACGCGAAGAGCAGAAGCCGGAATGCGTAGCAGCCAACAGGTGGGTACCAGCCGGACAGGCGATCGACGCCGAGGGTGATATTACAGGTACAGCTACCAGATCGAAAAGAATATCAGGCTATAAACTATCGGCTCTGGTCTCACCGTTTGCAAAGGCGGCATGGCGGTATATGGCGTCGGCTTTTCTGACTGCTAATAACGCCGTAGGCAGAGCGACCGGGTTAATGATGGACTTTCAAAACTCTTGGCTGGGCGAGCCCTATGAAGAGACGGCTCGCCATGTCGAGAAAAAAGAGGCCAAGAAACTTATCGGCGATTACTCAAATAGAACAGTACCTGCCGAGTCGGTACTACTGGTCGCCGGGGCCGACTATCATAAGTCCAGAACACGCGGGATAGTACGGATAGATTATGAGGTAATGGCGTATGGTCCTGATATGAGGAACTACACAGTGACATCGGGGTCGGTCAATAGCTTCGCGGCGCTCGATAAGGTTATCTTCGCCGACCCCTACCCGTGGGCCGATGGAACGAAGGCAGATAAAAAGCCGTTCATGTCACCGGCGGTAATGTTCATAGACGCCGGGTTCGAGCCGGACGATGTCTATAGCTACTGCCGCAATAAGCCGATGGTGACGATACCAACGCTCGGAGAGGTCGGGCCGTTTATCGGCGATCCCTTGCGAGTTAAGAAACTGGAGCAGGTGACAGAACGCAGGCTCACCGCCAGGCAGCGACGACGCTATCGCGGGATGATGCTGATCCAGTTCGATACGTTCTACTTCAAGAATATGGTGACAAGCTGGCTGAGCCCGACGGTGGAACAGGGTGAGAACGACGAGGTGAAAGTAATAGCGCCGCCGCTGAGTAGCTTCTATGCCGAGTGCCCGGAATATTACTTCGCCGAGCTAACCAACGAGCAGCTGATCGCAGAGCCGGACCGAAAGGGCAACACTAAATATATCTGGAAGGCGATCCGGGCGGACTATTCGCATTCCTTAGATACCCATGTTCTGTGCGCCGCGGCGGGCCATTATAAAGGTGCCCATTACCGAACGGCGTCGCAGCCGAGCCATAGGAAGACAAAGAAGCCGCCGGCGAAGAAACGGGGTGGGTTCCTCGATGATCTGCCGAAACTTTAGAATGATTAGGCGAAAATGAGAGACGGATTTCTCGATGATATTCCGGATGTGACGCTCGGCGAAAATAATCGCAGGGTGAAGAAAAAGCCAGCCGGCCCGGATAGGCCGCCGCCGAAGGTGGTGATATATCATATCGTACACTGCCCGGTATGTAAATCGACCAATGTGCCTGTATATTCGACTGAAAAGCCGATCAGGTACCATAAATGCTCCGATTGCGGCCATAACTTCAAATCGATAGAAAAATAAAAAACTTCAACTTGTTACCAATTATTGGTAATCACCCCCTTTGTTTAAGTCCGCGCATGGGCGATATTACAGTAATGGCAACTTATACAGACGCTCAAATGCTGGAGAAGGTTCAAACGGCGATCGCTGCAATTCTCGACGGTGCGCAAAGTACATCAATTGGCGAGCGGGTCTATACAAGAGCGTCGCTGGCGACCTTGACTAACCTTGAACAATATTACCAGAGCAAAATAGCTGCCGCCTCGACGGGGCATCGAACGGCGGCGGAGTTTTAAACGATGGTAGAGTTCGCGAAAAAGACTGGTAAGGCTCTCGACTCGGCGATAGGGATATTCTCGCCGAGAACCGCGTATAATCGAGCCCAGTTTCGAGCGGCTTACGATATACTGGATAAGACCAGGCTGCGCAGAAAGAGACAGACAGCGGCAGGGACCGGCGATAGGAACCTCGATGAAATGTCACTGGCTGGGCTGCGAGAGATAGCTCGCGATCAGTGCCGAAATAATCCACTGGCAAAGGGCCTGTTGAAAACCGAGCGAGATGGCGTTGTGGGGACAGGGCCGAAGATGCAGGCTCGAACGTCCGACGAAAAATTCAATATAGACGCCGAGCAGGCGTTCAAAGAGACGATGATCGATGTACCCTGCGATACGACCGGGCGGTTTAACTTCAATAAGCTGATACGGACCGGGTACCTTTCGTATCGACGCGATGGCGATATGGCGTTTATCTTTACCGACTCCGGCATCCAGCCGGTAGAGGGCGATCAGATAGGGACACCGGCGGGAAAAAAACTCGCCAAAAACTTCGATGTGATTAACGGCGTCGCCTATACAAAAAAGACCGAGCGAGTATTGGGCTACTATATCGGCAAGCCCAATAAATGGGGGTACATACAACAGGGCAACTGGAAGAACTACAAAGCCGAGAACGTTCATCATGTATTCAATCCCGACAGGTTCAGCTCTTCGCGAGGAGAGCCGGCACTTACACAGGCGAGTAAGTACCTGGACTACCTGATGGACTATTACGATGCCGAATTAGTCGCGGCTAAGGTAAATGCCTGCTTCTCTGTGTTCATTGCGCAGAAAGATTCCGATGTCCCGGACGCTTATACCGGAGGGATATCCAGTACCGGAACCGATACCGACGGCAATCGGCTCGAAAAAGTCGAGCCGGGTACTATCATGTACGGCAAGCCGGGTGAGGGTGCTCAAGGGCTCGGGCAGGTCCGGCCGGGTGGGGTGTTCGATACGTTCGTACTGCGGACGCTGATGGTGATCGGCAGGTCGATGTGTATGCCGCTTATGCTGGTTACCCTGGACTATTCGGGCGCTACGTTCATGAACGCCAGGTTAGCATATCAAAAGGCGCAGGAGGCATGGTCGGCGGAACAGGGTGAGGTGGTTAAACCGCTGGCGGCTCGGATATGGCGGTGGAAGATAGCTTCACTGATAGCCTCCGGTGAACTCAAAGGAGCGCCGGTCGACTGGTATCGCCATGAGGTGATATGTAATCGATGGCCCTACGTCGATCCGTTCAAAGAATCCAAGGCCGATGAGCAGCAGTTAAAGAACGGGACGACTACCAGAACGGCCATTTGCGCCCGCCAGGGTACGGACTTCGAGGAGGTGGCCCAGAAGTTAGCCGACGAAAAGAAAACGATCGAAGAGATCGGACTGAACGATGTCACCGAGTAGAAAAATAAACAACCGGCAGGAGCTGCGAAATGAAAGATGAAAATCAAATACCAGCCGTCAGAGAAAATAAAGCGAACCAGTCGCTGTGCATGTTCGAGGCAGGCCCGCAAGTGACGTTTGCCGAAAAAGGCGACGATAAGACGGGAACGTTCGAGATAATCGCGTATTCCGGACAGATTATCGAGAATCATTTTTACTGGGGTAACGTCGCGTTCGATCTTCAAGGTGTGAAATTCGAGAAGGCGAGAACGCCGGTACTGGAAGAGCATATGCGTACGGCCAGGCTCGGCTTTACTACCGAGCAGGAAATAAGCGATAAGGTCGCTGTCAAGGGTACGTTCCTCGATAACGAGCGGGCGGTGGCGATCGCGGCGGATATGAAAAAAGGGTTCCCCATGCAGGCGTCGCTGTTCATACCGCCTGTTGAGGTTGAGTTCGTAAAAGAAGGTGAGAGCGTTACCGTGAACGGCCATAAACTCAAAGGGCCGGGTACGGTATTTCGCAAGGCGACGATCGGGGAGATTAGTATGTGTACGCTCGGAGCGGATAAGAGAACAAAGTCAAAGGTCTTTGCCGATGGCGGCGAAGAGCAGGTAGAATTTTCTGTAACTGAATCAGAAAGGAATCACGAAATGGGAAAACAGACTGACACAGAAACCAAAGTGGTCTCTGCCGAGTCTTTTGCCGCCGATCA